GAAAAACTCTGTTTGGTATATACATAGTTAAAGTTTTTCTTACTTGCTATTCTTTTTTCTCCTCTAGGTTTATGAACAAGTCTGCTTGAGATTGCATTCTGTGATTAATCAATATCAAATTCATTTAGGTACTCATCGTACTGAGAAGATTGGTCGTCTAACTGTTTGTAGTGTTTCGGGATTCCTAATAGCTTAACTCCTCCTATAAGTTTCATCAGTATCTTTATCTCTTTAGTTATAAACCAATATGATATTGATCCTATATGATCCTTATAATTTTGAATTATTCCTTTAGGCAATAACTTTAAAGACTCTAAATCGGTGTCTGCTAATGACACATATCCTGCTTGTGCTCTACTTTCAAACTTCTCATCTGGGAAACGGCCGGTCAATAATCTAGTAGATAATGATAATGATATCCAACTTAGTATTACTCTACGAGATATTAGTTTCATCTTCCCTTTATCTCTCAATGGAAATAGGTTATACTTACCCCCTAATTTATATCTTTTCATACCATGAGTGATATTAATCCACTCAAATATCACATCTTTCATTGTTCTGATGAAACTCTGTATAATAACATTGATGTTTGTCAGATCTGGAGATGTTAAGAACTCCCTCGCTAAATGATTTAAATTAATCTGGAATCCGAATATTTGCAATGCAGTATGATAAGGTCTCATGATCCCATAGTCTCTCTCCCCTTCGTTGATCTCGTGCCTTAGCCACTCACTATTTTTCTTTTTTGATATAATCATCCATTTTAATAAATTATTCTCTTCTATTGGTGATATTCGATTAAGTTTTGATAATATGACACTGCTTGGCTCCATTATAGTACAATAAGCTTCTTTTGATATTAAGTATAATTCTGTTGATGCCGGATTAGATGTCTTGAGTGATATCATTCTCACATCTTTCCAGTACAGCTTATATAAGGTTATAATCTTAGACCAGTTGGGTGTGATTGCAGGGATAATCTTTGAAACTAAAATAACATCATCATCCCCTACCAAGTAGGTGATCCTAATAACACTGTAATGCTCGTGTAGAACAGTCTCCTCAGATTTGCCTATTGCCCCCTCCATATCACAGTGTACTAAGCCAATTGATTTATCATTTAACTCACTCCAAATTAAGCTTTCACATTCCATATTTCCTATCCATGTTGAACTGGGGTTCCCATTGAATAATACTTTGACTCGATTAAGAATCTGAGTTACATTTCCCAATTTTTTACCAACAAGAGATACTTCTGATGGGAAAATCTTCAATTCACGTTGTCCAACAACATCTGTAATGTTTAATCCTGAGTTATAATAATTCACTGCAGGGCCGAGTGTTGCGTCGTAGCAGGCTAACATTGCTCCTGCTCCCTCTCCTAAAAAAAGTCTGTCTTTGCTTTTATTGACTTCTCTCATTAGTATTTGTGATAATTCTAATGCTTTTAAGCAACTCGTACTATTTATTCCGAACAACCTCAATTGATGTGACAAATAATTCCCACCTTCAGGAATCAACAATCCATGAGCTGCCTGTATTGGTGCCTCAGTAGTTTCAGAATTGATTGTAATTGACCTTATCTTTATTACTTGGTAACTTTTAATTGATAATCCCCAGAAATAACCACATTTATTTTTATTTTTATTCTTACTCCAACTGTTGTCACAATTATCAGAAATCACCTTAGCAATGTTGTCTAGAATATTTTCATCCTCTACAGGATCCCAATCTTCTATTACATCAGGTGGATTAATCCCACGTATTCTTAGATGCTTGATAGCTGTCTTCCTGACATAGGTGACGGTTGAGGGGAACGATTTGATTAACAACCCTGATATCTGTACATATTTTAGTGTCGGATCTTCCTTAACATTCAGGTCTAAGTAACACTTTAATATTTCTAACCTTTCTAAGTATGTCAGATTTGTAAGATTTGGTCCGAAAGATGCGATTTCTGCCAAGCAACACACAAAGGCAAGATGTCGAGAAATAAATGCTTGTCTTCTGTCATCTGCTATTTCCATGTCACTATCACAGATATAAATTTCAAGCGAAGATCCGTTCAGCCATTCCCTCATGAATAAATCTAATGAGTATTCACATACAGAGAGGGCAAGTCTAATTTGATCCTGGCTTGCAATATTTGGTCCATAAATAGGATTCAACACACCACAATCCCAGAATCGTTTGAACACCTTGGGGTGAGATAATGCATTTGACAGTACTTTGAGTACAGAATGTGAAGTGTCCCGCAATGTTCGTGTTATGTAGTCCCAGATAGGATCTCGACCCTCTATTTTAAGACCATAGATGGTATATGCAAACTGATTCACTAATAATCCTCCAAATGTTTTGAGAAATATTAAGATATCGAGGGTTAGAAACTCAGTTATTAGGCTATTTATATCATCATCATTTGCAATAACCACTAATTCCTTGAGGTTATCTCTATCAAGCTGAGACATAGTGTCTGCAATTGTCGAAGCAGTACATATTGATATTGCATGTATGATGTCTTCATCATCCCAATAGTTCATATCTATTGTGTAGGAATGATCTCTTATGCTCATTAGTTTTGACAGATCTATATCCTTCAAAGGATTCCTATCGTAGATAAATTCGTTGCTTTCAGGATACTTGATTAACTCTAGTGTTGACTCTGGATTTATATGCTCATCATTATGACTCTCTTTAATGCAGCATTTGTCTTCTATGTGTAAGTGCATAACAATCGGATTATGCCCAGTATTATCTCTTAACCTAAATAAGTATTCAAAGGTACTCAGCCCTGTTAACATCACCTGCTGATAAATTAAATTTGTATCTTTTGTTTCATTTGCTTCTTTAATAGTCATATTATCATTAGATATTGTGATGAATCTACTTACTCTTACTAGAGATGTACTTGAAAATTTCATCTGTGTAGCTGTATCCTTTAATCTATGTGAGAGGTTGGTAGATGTTGTAACTGGGGTCAATATTTTAAGGTTATCCAATGTAAAATTTGCACGTGTCTGAGCAATTTGTGATGCTTCCATCCAAGATATCTCATCATTTCCAAATGCCCAAGTATAAATCATGGCTATTCTGATGGCAGCTTTTGCTGGCTTACTGAGATTTTTAATATAACCTAATTGTGCTTCTGATCTTTCATCTGTCACTGATCCAAAGTAAGGAACTCTTAATGATGAAATACCTGATTCAGCTGACCCAATATTTAGATTATCTGGTAGGTACATCCAGGTATATGGGCTCTCACCTTCTGTTGAATAACATATTCTACAGTGTTCTGACCCTGTAATTAATATTCCAGATAATAATTCTAAAGGATCCGGTGTTTCAAGTCCATTTATCATCCTTCCTCCTGATAGATGTATCCACATCTTTTGTCGTAATGATATAGCTAGATCAACAGAACACATGTCTTCATACTTTATCTTGTCACTGACTACTAATTTAAGTGTCTTACTAAGTGTCTCATATTGCACAAGATCATAAGTACTTATTTTCCTTAACAAGTTATAAGTTAGGCCTCCTCTACTAATCCCTACTCTTATAAGTGACTTAGTGGTATCCAACATCCCTGCTATTGCATTTCTGATTCCGGTTAGTGAGTTATCTAGTATGTCATGTGCAACTCTTGGTAAAATTATCTTCCTATCCATTAGGAACTCAGCTAATTCTTCATCTTCCTCTATCATTGTAGGTGTAAACAATCCTGATAATAGAGGATTTGGTGAGTCTTGCAATACATTCCGTGCAGTAATATTTTTAATCATAGTTGTGATATTTTGAGATTGTGGTAGATTACACGAATATGGATCTGAAGCCCAATCCAAGAAAGATGAGTCACCTGGTTCTTGATTCATAATCCTATATAGGACTCCGCGGTCTATCAGGTTCACTGTAATGAATCTTTTAATATCTGCTAATGCAGCGACTGCTGGATCTCCTATATTCCTCACAAAACATCTTGACATGGCCATATAATTAAAACCCCCCACACTAGCAGGTATCAAAGAAGCATATCTCAACCAGTTAGGATTTCTAAAGTACTGGTCTCTAATATTTTGAGTTATTGTTGGGTTTATGTTCATCCCTAATGCTATGTATAACTGTTGTATATTCTTAAAAATTGAACATACATACCCTAATACGGGTGAGTATCCATTTTCAATAGCTTTTGCAAATGATGTCGCTAAATTGGAAGAAGCTGATCTAGTTTCATCTATTATTGTCTCAGACCAAAACACACATCTGGATAATGCTTTTAATGCTTGAGGAAGGATTCTCCCATCATAATATATTCTCTTACTATATATAAACATTTTACTACTAATGATAGTCTCATTAAGTTTAAGCTCATGACCCAAATCATCCATTACTTCTCTTAATGAGTCAAAAAATTTAACCACATCTCTGTAGACTATCTCTTTCTTAGTCTTGTAATCATAATTAGTTGGGACTCTCGTTGTAACAGCTATAGCCTGATTGTCTCCTTGTACCATTGCTGTTACCCTTACATCGATTTTGACAGCTGCTAGATGTATCGCACTTATGGATATCAGAGTCCATAATTTTTGACAAAATCCCTCTATTCCTCCTCTTGGGTTATGGACATAAAACCCTGAATCAGGATGGTCATCTAGTGATATATGTTCTGAGTCAAAAGGGGGACAATAAGGATCCCCTACATATATTGTACTATTCTCAAGGCGTGGATGTAGCCAGTTGAACAACTCTTTCAACCCGAATATTTGATTACAAGTCTCGCCAAAAAGTGCTGTTGATTCGTATCTCCAGTTCAAACAATACTTTTTCAGATCTGTTGTTAGAAAGCAACTGATTGTTTCATATCCATCATTGTATATATCTGTAGATTTGAATTCAAATTTCTTCATTTTGTGCTTCGAAAATAGATCAGAATTGACAGCTGTCTCATGGTGTTTGATTTCATCTGAATAACTCTTGGAATTATTATATACCTCGTTATGTCTAGGTACCCCGGACATTGATATTGTGGTCAATCTTTTGAGTAGTTCTATCTCTCCCTTGACCATACCATTCTCTTGAAAGAATTTTCCTATGTTATTTGCTAATAAGGTCTCTGCTAGTACCTGAGCGGCTCTCATTTTATATGTCATCTTCGCAAATAATCTACCTTCCTGTTTAATCTCTTTCTCTTTCAGACTGTATGAAATATTAAATTCTGGATCTTCTAACCAGTATCCTGACTCCACATATTCTAAGACTTGATGAGGATCAAACTTCTTATCTGCAATAAAGACCTCAACAAGACGTCTTGATTCACGAGAGCCATTGATGCGATATAATAAATTTGCTGCAGGGTAAACAGTATCCCAGCTTGATTTTTTGGGGGACAATGCTTTGTCCTTCATATAGATAGTCAAGTCCTCATCCAACTGAGGCTCTATAAATTGGGTGAATTTGATTCCTATGAAACTCTGATAATAATCTACAGCATTTTCATATGATAAGGCAGAGTTAGTTCCATAGGCATTCCTAATAAATTCATGTGCATGAGCAGGTAACACGACTGGGGGCCACTGACCACCATGTCTCTCTCGATACCCATTGATGATTATTGTACAAAACACTGCATGACATTTATTTATAGTATCAAATTTGAGGGATTTTTCAGCATACATATACTTTCTCACTTTTTCAGCTGCTATGCTTGCTTCTAACGGAGGATGTCCAAAAGTCCGAAAAAATGAAAAAATCTCTGCTATTTCATCTATTGTTGACCCTTTAAATACATCTAAAATCCTGTCTATATAATCTATATCATTTGTTTCATCCATATTCTGTTTGGTGCTCAATACCGATTCCATTTCAGCTAATACATGATTTAAAAAAGCTCCTCTTAATTGTTTGACTGGGTCATATGTCTGAATAAGTGACAATGCAAGAGGCTCTAATAATGATATTATATCAAAAATCTTTTCCCCTAGTATAGAGAATAATCCATCTATTACATCCCATAAAGAATTCCCTTTAATATGCATCGAATATAATTTGGGATCCAACTTTGCACATGAGCTGATATTCCATCTGCCTTCAATCACATCACAGTACATCAATACTAGTTCTGGGGTTAACATATACCCTCTATATTTCTGTTTGTCTAATATTAACACAAGTTCTGAATGTATTATAAGTATATTTTTTGGATCCTCTAGTAGATTATAATCTCTTTGATTGTTACATAGAATCTCATTTTTCCCTTTTTGTAATCTTCTCATATCATATTTGATAGTAAACCATGTCTTAAAGGGGCCAAACCATCTGTCTGATTGATAAACTGTATGCACATTGGATATATTGCTTATATCTTCATTAATATCATAAGTACACCTGTCATTTGTTGAAGCTAATTTTGACAAAACATTAATCCATAGGTTCCTAAGCCCGTCTGTCATTCCACTATATGTTTTCTGTGCTCTTCCTAGTAAGTCATCTAATCTAGTAGTTATTCCTGGGATGTGTAGATGAAACATATCAGGAGACATATCTGGATATCTTATAAATGTGTACTTACCTAGATCAGCTACTCTTTCAATTAGAATAGATCTTAACTTTCTAATGGATCGTTGTCTTTTATCTAGTTTGTTAAGCTTTAGCTTATGCCTAGTTATATTTAATATTGAATTGTCATCCATATCATATGGTTGAGGTAAGCTCATAATTGTGTGTAGTTGTGCTATTTTCCCTTTGACTATAGGAGAATTTAAATGACATTCTGGGTACAGTATATCAGATGTAGTTCTATTTTGGATTTCGAATTCCATTCTATTCAGGAACGCGTTAATCCTAAGTTTTTTATTTTTAATTTTACCCATATGATTTTGAGGTACTTTGATCAGAATTGGACCATGGTTATTTCCTTTGACTGGTTGATTATCTATTAGTCTAGTTGCAACTCTTTGGAATCTCTGTTTTGAATAGCATAGGTTGAAGAGTATTTAAACTCTTATGATTTATTTCTATGATGTGGAAACAATAACCCTTGCCATAATGTGTCACACAATTTGTTGTAGTATATGCTGCCGATAGTGTATTATTCCTAATTGCTAACTCATTCACCCTTGATGTATCTGTAGAGTAAGTAATGACAGGGTTCTCCCTGGATGTTCGGGAATCAAGAATGACAGACGATACTACACTCCCCGATGGATTCAATGGGTATGCATCATTGTAGACTCCCGTTATGCACCCTCGTGGACAGGTGTTGCCCCATGGGCACTCCTCACTGCCTGGTCTCGATAGCACATTGTGGTATGTCCATCTGATTCGTATATCATTGTAGTTGGAAATATCTAGTATTCCGAGCTGCAATTTACTATGCCAACTTGTAGATCTTGTATAGATATAAATTTTATTTCCTAATAGAAGTAATCTCCCTTCTGATCCCCAATAATTTTGCCCCATAGGGATGGTCCGTACTTGCAAACTTGGTGCCTTGCTTAGCCCCTTATTAACAATAATAATAGCATTGACCATCCTCCTGTTTGAAAACCATGGACTGTAAGAAGCCTGATTGCAGTCCATTTGAGTTTTGCCCGGGCATCCAGTGATATTGCAAAGTACATCACCGTTTTCCTCGTGTTCTAACCCCCCATATCCAAGAAAGATGATTTTATTGTCATAATATATTCCTGGTCCTACAGATGGATAAAGTGCAGCATAAGGCTTATCAAATGTTATATTATTGTTTGTAAATCTTGTAGTTGAGATTATACCCTCACTTGTAACAATGTCTAATACTATGTCTTCAATACCTGTTGATGCATAATCTGATCTCTCATCTACTTTTGGAGTTGAACATAACTGGTAGACATCGGCATTTCGTAATGCTAAGGAGCAAGACTTACGGTTATCATCGATATCAAATGTATGGGTAACTCTTGGATTTAAATCTGGCACTAAATCTGAGTTTATAGTTATTATTCCTATTTGGAGTACTTGATAAGACTTCCCGATATCTTGACATCCTTGAGTTATTAGGTTAGACGTATAAGCATATATTAAGTTATTTATAACTAATGATGGGAGTCTAATACAACCATTGATGGTCGTTGATGTTGCCAACAAACCAGGTCCTGGGATTAGCCTGATCTTGGGATTGGCTGAAATAGTGGGGTTCCCAGAAGGACACTTCCAAAAATTATCTGGGATTAGAGGTTCTATCCCATCATCATGGGTCATTCTTTGTATTGGGATTTTTGACTGTACCTCCTCTCTTTTAGCAATCAAATCATTTATAGATTCTCTAAGGTTAGAAACTTGCTGTGTTAGTGCTAATGGAATATAGTTCTGTACATGATTTTGAATTGTTAGAAGCCTTGTGTTTATCCCTGATTGTATAGAAACTCCTATATCATTTGATGCTTTCTGTATTCTAGCTTCAATAGCATCTGTTTCATCTCTTAATTCTTGGAGTATGATTCTATTGTTGTTGTTATTTTGGATAAAACTAATTAAGACTAGTGTAAATGCCACTATACTCATAATTGATGTCACTATGGATACAATAAATGTTATGATACTTAATATTTTGTTCCTGTCTCTCACTTGGTCTGCATCGATTTTTGTGTTGACCTTGTCAGGATTATTTGTGTGTCTCCAATACTCCATTGTCGGCCCCTCTTTGAGTGTTGCTCTCCTCTGTCTTGTTTGTTCTCCTGCTTGGTCTAGCAGCTTTTCCCCTAAGTTTTTTGTATTTTATGTGTATGTAAATATTATCTATTGTATTTTGTTGGTTAGTATATATGGTTCATTTGTATGATTGTTCATAAATTGATTCTGTGATCTTGAATACTTGATTAAAAATATGAGAACTATGATATTGATTATAAATAAGATTATTATCATGATTATTTGTATGATTTCTGTTGTGCTGGATTGATACCATCTTCCCACAGAGTCCAATTTAGCTTCAGATCTTTTTATCCACTCTTTTGACTCTGTTAAGTCTGACCTAGCTCTGTTCAATTCTATTGATAGATCAATTGGATCAAGATTTACAGAGTTATTCAAAATAATATCAACAGGTGTATAAGTTGCTAGTGTTCCTTCTTGATTCATCTTAAACAGCATCCCATTTATGCCTATTGTCTGACAATCTTTGTGTGTTATTATTTTGATCCCTTGATCTGGTGCTTGATTGATTCTGTTATCGATGCCATTACATGTACAGGTTGTCGATAAACAATTTGCTATAACCCCACCATCTACAAATGCATATCTTGGAACAATGTCTGATATAACAAGTGTCTTTGGACATAGTGTTATATTTCCTGATAGACAATTTTCAATGTCATGATTTAGGATAAAACCTGGGTCAGAGGGGCAGATATAATTACTGAATGATTCTATACAATCCTGTAGATTTGCACCACCTAGGAATGCTCCTTTTGTCATGATATTGCGAGGGAGAGGTATGTACCACTCTCGTCCTCCTATGTTATATGATACTGAATCCACATTATAGATTTGGGCATCTGATATTTTGGTTAAAAGAGGCAATCTGACCTGTAATGTTATTGAGTAGTCATTTAAATCTACATCTATAACTCTCATTTTGATTGATTCTGTAAACAGTAAATCATAAATATCATATTGATCAACTGTTGATGTTGTAAATATTTCTGTTATATTGGTGTGGTAAAGAGACGCTATCCCTTGTAATTTTATCCCTTTCTCTTTAAGCGTTCCTATATTATCTCCAAATATATTTGTTAACTCTGAATAATGTTGTGTCAATGCAATTCCTAATTGTAGACCCGCGGCTTCACAACCCAGCCTCTTAATTGATGGAACAATTTCATTGTTGACATAGTCTTGGATTGATTTGACCGCAACAATCAAATTCCCAACTGAGCCTTGTATAGATTGCACCGCTCTGTTCGTGTCTCTAACTGCATCTTTGACTTTTTCAATATCAGATCTGGCCTGTTTGGCCTCAACTAGTGCAACTGCTGCAGTTATCTGAGCAGAGGTGGCAACACCCAATGCAATTGTCCCAATTATCTCACCAAAAAATCGTTTTGTTCTACGATTTGTATTGTTTGTAGGATTATTGTCAACCACTATTATATCTTGCTGTAAACGTAATCCATCATACAAAGGGATTATTAATCTGTCCAGTAACTTCTTATATTGCTTAATTTGTTGATCCCCACATGATTGAGCGTTTTCGATCTTTGGAATCAAGTTTAACACTAAGTATCTAGTTTCAAAATTTTGTGATATTTTTATACTCTTAGGTTTACTTACAAATATCCCTACACGTTGTAATTTGACTATGTCTATTTGACATAATGATAATGATATTAATATTGAGAGCACGCAGATGGTTTTCGTGATCATTTCTCGGTGTTTTGTGTGTTTGTTGGTTGGTCTTGATTTTGGTCTCCGTCTTCGTTCTTTTCTTTTTGGCTTTTTTGTCTCTGGCTGCTGGTTTGTTGGTTGAGTGGTGGGTGTGGTGGGATTGCTTGTTCTTCTTTCTGCGTCTGTGATTCGCTTGTGTTTTGATGTGGTGGTCTTCTTTTTTTTGTTTGGACTTTCCCTTTTCCTGTTTTCTCTGTTGGTGTCTGGTTTCTTGGTGTTGTTTTGCTTTTAAAGTTGGAGACTGTCCTTTTCTCCTAAGTTTTTGTTTTTTCTATTGCATGGCACGCTTGTGACATCATTCTATATCTGATATCCTGATTCTATTGTTTAATCTTCCCAACTCCCTTCGCTATTATGTTTGGGTAGTATCTGAACTCACCAGGCAGTGAGGGCTGGAAGATTGCATCTACTCTCGTGATCTCAACTGAAGATGCCCAGATAACAATGTTCAGATGTGGGTTAAGATCCATGAGAGGATAGCAAATTTCTCGTTTGAATGTTAACTGACTTGCTAAGGTTTTAGATATTGATCCAGTTGCGTTGATATGGAAACTAATTCCTCCGATTAACCCTAATGAAAATATCAATCTCATCTTTTCGATTTTTTGCTTGCAGTATTCAATTGAATACATCTTCCCAATCTTTCGTTTGATCAAGCCAAGGTGAACCATAAAATTTAGTGATTTCTCGCCCTTTTCATCCAATATCTGAACAATCCCTTTTGAATCTGTCTGTATTCCCGTTTTGATGTGGACCTGAAGATTAATTGATATTGTATTCGGCAATGATAACATTGCCATTGATTTTGGAATTTTGAATAATGTTACTGAGCCAATAGCTGTACAGTTAACGAATATGACTCTGAATTTTATTCCTCTATCTAGTGGAAGACATTGAGGGGCGAGTGCTACTTTTTGAGCATCAAAGATCATCCCCTTTCTCAATCTGTTAACCCATGGATATAACTCAGGTTTTACATTTTGCACAGTGTATACAATCATTTCTGTAGCCTTGACTGTCCTCCTTACTTCTATATCCAATTTTGTTGCAGCCTGTAAAAGTTCCTTATCGCTTCCATTGTATTTAGCTAACCCAATTGGTAGAGAGCCGGATCCGCATACTTTGTATCCTGGGTCTTCATCCAGATCACTTATACTCCCGTATCTATCTTTGGTCCTTTCCATTTCAAAGAAACCGAGTAAGAATACATCAAGGTATCTAATCCCATGTTTTGGTGGGTTACCGATCTTGACAACCCTTATATGAGGGATTGCTTTTTTGCTCTCATCTACTTTAAGTGGTAGTGGTTCTAAATCACCATTCTCAGTGAACGATGACCTAGGGAAAGTGTATATTGCTGGACTTGTTATGTTTGCCATCTGAAAATCTAGATCAAACCTTTGATCCTAAGTTTTTCTTAATTGATTCAGTGTTTGAGCTTTCCGTGAATTGTGTTTTGTCGTGAGTTCTTGAGTTTGTTCATGTCCGGATGCTGCATTGTTTGGTGGTTTGTTATGGTGGGTTTCGGATTTGATTTGACTATGAATTGATGTCTTCATTGAACATCTCCATCAATTCTGATATTTCTTCATCATTCTTGCAAAGCTTGAGTTCATTTATGTATGACTGCTTGGATGTTGATGACAGACTGCTATTATTGATGATTGTGACGAGTGATCTCATGGTATTACTGGTCCGCTTTGGTACTAATCTGGTCGCATTGGAGTCACCACTTGACCAATGTATATCGGATCTGATTTGTAGATCATTTTCTGGTATTTTCTCTGCGTTTCTGTATAGATCCGGGACGTTTCTATCATCTCCTTGTGATTCCATTAAGGGATCAAACCTGACTTTCTTGACTTTCTCTTCTTTGGTTTTTGTTCTAACCATAGGCGTACGGTCAGATGATTCAGTTTGATCTTTCTTCCCTCCCCTTTCTGTTATTATCTTAAGATTAGAAATTAGCGATACAATTAATGATAATTGTTCCTTCTGATTTTCAATCAATCTCCTGTGTGATTCATCTACTTTCTTAAGGTCATTTTTAAGATCTATTATTTCATTTTGAATTTGATTGAGCTTATTATCATTATCTATCGAAACACCAATCATTAATCCTGCAAGGAAATCAATTTTTGATGCAATATCTACATTGTTTAGGACATTTGCCACATATACAATTCTCTTGTCTTGGTATAGGTCTAATTTTGCTGCAGATTGGATTACACCAAGATTCTGTAATAATGTAATCGCCCTTTCTGTAAATTGAGTGCTCTCTTCTGTGTTCTTTTTTTCCTCTCCAACTCTCTTTTTCGACTCGGTCTGTGATCCCTGTGTTGGTTCTCTTGGCCTGGATGCTTTGTTCCAGTCTCCTGTGGATTTCTGTGTTCCGTGGCCGGGTTGGTGAGCTTGAATGTGTTGTCTCTTGATCTGTGCATCCAGGAATGTTGGTCTTTCTCCTTGGTTCCCACCTGTTGTTTTGGTCGGGTCCACTCTTTTTGTCTGGGG